CCGTCTCCATTTTCATACGAAGTAAAAAATAAGAGTATCAAGTTATCATATAAGTTAAAGCATTTTCACCAGGATAACTCTGACATATTAATCCCGATGCAGCTCCTCGGTAAGTCTAAGCTTCACAAAATGTACGACAAAGAGATTCAGATAGATATAAAGCATTGACTATCTCTTTCAATCACCTATATTAGGGTGTGATTATTAATTATACTTCAAACTTTCCTGAAAAGTTTACCCCTACTTCTCTACAGGTAGATATTCTTAATAAGATTGAGCAAGCGTTTAAGAGCGGTAAGAAATTCGTTATATGCTGCGCCCCTACAGGATCAGGCAAGAGTATGATCGCTAAGACTTTTGACGGTATAGGTAAGCCTGCTTCAGACGATTTTAAAGACCTAGTTGATAGTCATGATGCATTCAGGCAAGGTCAGGCAGGTGAATTTGTAAATGCTGAGAAGTGTCTAAGTAATGGGCCTGCTGGTACGTTTGTACTTACTATAACGAAATCTCTTCAAGATCAATATCAAAACCTATTTGAAGAGATCTCCTTACTTAAAGGTAAGTCTAATTACGAGTGCGAGATTAATAACGATGTAACTGTGGAGGATGGTCCATGTGTTCTCTCTAAGACCGTTAAAGAAAGCTGCTGGAAGAAGAATATATGTCATTATTATAATGCTCGTAAAGCAGCTATCGTTAATAGCTTCTCAGCGCTTAACTATAAAATGTTCCTTTCACTACCGGATCACGTGAAGCTTAAGAGCTTTATTATATGTGATGAAGCATCTGAACTTGAAGAAGAGCTTGTACGTAGATTCTCAGCCGAGATTGATGTAATTAAACTTACTAAGAACGGTATTGATTGTGATACACCTAAAAATATATACCCGGAAAACGTAAGACCGTGGATAACAGATTTAATTGGTAATCTTACTACTGCTATTGAAGGCCTCAAAGGCAGACTCTCAAAGCGTCAAGGTGCACCTACAGAGGGAGAGTTGTTTCGACTGAAATATCTCGGTAATATGCACCGGTCGTTAGTATTAGTAGAGGAGAGTTGGGATTATGCTGATTATATTATAGAGCGAGATGGTAAAGTAATTAAACTTACACCCCTTAAGGTTGATAAGCTGTCAGAAAGTATTTTTAACTTCGGTGAGAAGGTACTATTAATGTCAGCAACGATTATTGATCATAAGAACTTTGCAAAGAGTCTCGGTATTAAAGAGTATGAGTATATTGAGACTCCTTCACAGTTTGACCCGCAGAAATCCCCTATATTTGTATCGGCAAAGTATAAGCTAAACTACGCAAATCTCGAAAAGTCACTACCGAATGTAATTGAACAGATAGAAGAGATATGTGAACACCATAAAAACGATAAAGGTGTCATTCATACACATACTCAATCTATTTGTGAGAAGATAAAGATGCGTCTCGCTAAAGATGATAGATTTCTCTTCAGATCTGAGAATTATAATAACGAAGAGTTACTGTTTGAGCATTTTGCTGTCAAAGAACCGACAGTATTAGTGAGCCCATCCTTAGCATACGGGGTAGATCTTAAAGACGATCTTGCGAGATTCCAAATTATTGTTAAGCTACCTTATCTGCCGTTGTCAGATAAACGTATTAAGAAGATGTTTGATTTAGACAAGGATTGGTACGAGAATAGAATGCTTAATACCCTTGTACAAGCTGCTGGCAGAGCTACTCGTAGTGCGAAAGATCACTCTGTGACGTATATACTTGATGGTTGTATGGTCGACGTTATTAGTCGAGCTCGGCATAAACTACCTAAACATTTTATAGACAGAATACATTAATCAATTAAGTATTTCTTGATTAATGAAGAACCAAGGCTATTTTTTTGAGATCAAGGATTTGCTTATTCAGTTTATAACTGCGTTTGACAACGTGGTTATAAACAGGTACAATAATAACAGGACTGTAGATAGCAAAATTCAAGTAAGGTATGTGTACTCTCCTAAGCAGAGAGTAGTATATGACCTCGTTAACCTTGCTCAAAATATAACTCTACCCGTTATATCGGTTTCTATTACTAGTGTAAGAAGGAGCAATGAGAGAGTTTTTAACAATACTCGTGGATTTTACTTTCCTAATCGGTCAAATACTCTATCACCTTATAATAGTGCATCGAGCTTTGTTCGTATGCCTGTACCCGTCGATATAAGCGTAAGTATGTCTATTTTGGCAAAATATCAGACTGACTTAGATCAGATTATTTCAAACTTCGTACCTTATACGAACCCCTATATTATTTTGTCATGGCAAATTGCTGCTGACTTCGGCTTATCTCAGCCATATGAAATAAGATCCGAAGTTCTATGGGATGGTGGTATACAGCTCACATATCCAACAGATATTGCTGCAAATCAGAAGTATAGAGTAAGTGGAGACACCTCTTTTGTCATTAAAGGTTGGTTATTCCCCGCTGTCTCTCAACCTGTTAGTAATATCTACTATATTGATAGTAATTTCTATGCTACATCTGCTGTTACGGTATATGAATCACTATCTGGTAGTACATTTAATGCTCCTGCCAGTGCATACTTAGCAGATAATCTCGAGACTCTCTCGTTAACTGGTAATACTACGACGGGTTATGTGAGCAGTAGTATTTATTAGTAGGAATAAACCAAACAGCTTATAAATATTATTAATTATGGGTGATCCAACCGGTCCTGAAAGCCAGAGTACATTCGGTAGAGAGTTAGCAAAGTATGTTACCTCTCGCCTCCCCTATACTTCCTATAGTCTTCTTGATCGCGTGCAGGAGCTTAACCCTAAATTCGGTACTTTTAAGGGAGAGGGCTCTAATCTACAGCAGAACCTAATAAATAAATCAATTTCATCTAACGTTGTATATGATGAACCAGCTGCTAATGTTCAGAGAAATAAAGAATTCTTTGAATATATGTATGCAAATGTCTCCCCTGATAAAGGTAAGAGGTTGGGTGAGTATAGAGTAATGGCTGCTTACTCAGAGGTAGCTGATGCATTGGATGAGATATGTGACGAGATGATTAACCCTGACGCTAATGGGGATATTGTAAAGATAAAATTTTTACAGCATAAACTACCGAATCAAAGCCAAGATGCGATAACAACAGAGTTTAAACATTATGTAGGAATGTTTAAATTACATGTTAAAGGGTGGGAATACTTTAGACAGATGCTTGTAGATGCTGAAGTTTACTTTGAACACATCATTCATAAAGACTTTCCTGAGAAAGGTATATTAGGGGTATTGCCTATACCTAATGATCTTGTAGATCCTATCTATGCCAACACTCAAAACCAGTTAGTTAAAGGGTATTTGTTGCGCAAGTTAATTTTCGATGCTAAGAATCCAAGAAAAGTAGCAGATACCAAGTTAATACCGCTTGATTATAATCAAGTTACATATATTAACTCTGGTATTTGGAATGAGACTAAGAGTATACGCTTACCGTTCCTTGAAAATGCCCGTAGAGCGTATCGTCAGTTATCCTTAATCGAGGATTCTATTGTAATTTACCGTCTAGTAAGAGCTCCTGAAAAATTAGTGTTTAATGTCGATGTAGGTAACATGCCTGCACCTAAGGCAGAGGGGTATTTGCGTCGGTTAATGACGCAGTATTGGTCAAAGAGAACGTTTGATACCGATCAATCATCAGGATCTGTTAATAAATTTAATCCTCAATCGATGCTTGATAGCTTTTGGTTTGCTAAGAGAGCTGGATCAGAAGGTACAACAGTTACTCAGCTCGCAGGCGGTCAAAATCTCGGAGAAATAACCGACTTATTATATTTTACAAAAAAGCTTTACAAGTCTCTTAAAGTTCCCTCTACCAGAGTGAACCCTGATGACGCGTTTAACGATGGTGAAAATATTTTAAGAGAGGAATTAAAGTTTGCGCGGTTTGTTATTCGTCAACAGCAGCGTTTTGCAGCAGCATTAAAGCCAGGCTTCATTACTCATCTTAAGCTTAAAAAGCTTTGGGATAAATTTGAACTAAGAGAAGAGCAGTTTGAATTCGAGTTTAATGTACCTACTAACTTTTACGAGCTTCGTGAGCAACAGAAGCTGCAGCTTAAGTTTAACACCTATACTAATCTCGCACAGGGTGAGCTAGTATCGAAAACGTTCGCTCAAAAGAAATACCTCGGATGGACTGATACAGATATATTAGCTAACCGTGAGTTCATGAGAAAGGATGCTGAATTTATGTGGGAGGTAGAGCAGATTAAAACTGGCGGCCCTGGTTGGAAAGAAGCTGCTGAAAAAGCAGTAGGAGCTGAAGGTGGTGCTGAGCCTGGAATGGGTGGAGGCCCTCCTGCTGGAGGCAGCGGTGGAGGAATTCCTCCAGCGTTCGGACCAGCCCCTGGTGGTGATGCTGAAGCAGGAGGCGAGGAAGCTGCGCCTGCAGGAGCTGAAGCTGCTGCACCTGCTCCTGCAGGTGGCGGTGGAGAGACTGCTGCCCCCGGAGGTGAGATTGTATGAGCGACTGTACCCAAGTTACCCCCCTAACGGCGTTTCAATCGTCTAATCTTAATAGTAAGATTAACGGTTTTTCCCGCCTCGGTGATCGTATTATGCGTGCATTAGGTGCACCTATGATAAATGTAGAAATACATCAAGATCAATTATATGAATTTATAGGTATAGCCTGCGAAATGTATACAAAGTATGCAGGGTTCACGGAAGAATATCTTGTTTTTAGTTCTAATTTATACAGTAACTCATCAGGTGGTATTAAATTAGATCAGCTATTCTCTATATCGCCTAATTTTAATAGAGTTAATCAGCCATCTAGTACCGTGTATGTAGCAAATACAGGTGTAGCAGGTAGTAGCTTCACCTCGAGTACAACATTATCATCCACATATGCTGGGGGTATATATTTAAATCAAATTCTTGCGAGTACTGATTATAGAAGTATTACAGCCTTTAATACTAGTTTAAGTGCATCCTTTACTCCTTCATCGAACGGTACTAATAAAACGTCAAACGCGTTTGACTATGATTTAATGGACTACCGCAAGGTAGTAGATGTGTATGACATTGAGGAAGGATCAAATCAAGGTGTTAACTCGCTATTTACACTTGAACAAACCCTTGCACAGCAAACATACTTTAGCTACTCAATGGGTAACTACGGGTTCGATTTAATAAGCTGGTATACCATGAAAAATTGGCTCGATACCCGCGAGAAGATGTTAGCTACAAAGTATTCGTATACTTTTAATCCCCGTACCCAGTATCTAACTATTACACCTGCACCTACTAATAATAGCGCATGGTGGGGCATTATTTCATGCTACGTTGAACGACCACTTATAGATGTTGTTAAGGAGATGTGGGTATACCAATACTCTCTTGCTCTTAGTAAGATAGCTGTAGCTAGCGTAAGAACAAAATATAGCGGTACTACGCTATTTGGTGGAGGTTCAATTAACGGGACTGATTTAATGTCACAAGGATTAAACGAGAAAGAAAAACTCGAACAGAAACTATACGAAGGAACCGCTGCGATGGGCGATGCAGCTCCTCCTATGTTCTTTGTTGGGTAATTATGATACCACTAAATGGTAAACATAAGTTTCAGCAAGGTATATACATACCGATAAATGCTAAGAAGTATCTCGGTAAAGAAAAACCTGCATACCGCTCTAGCTTTGAGTTAAAGTTTTTTAGATGGTGTGATAATAATGTAAATGTTTTAGAATGGGCAAGTGAAGCTGTAATTATACCGTATGTAAGTCCTCTGGACAGTAAAGTACATAGGTATTATACAGATGGAGTGATAGCCTTGAAAGAAGCTACTGGTATAATAAAATATATCATTGAAATTAAACCATTTAAGCAAGTTTTACCACCAGAAGCAACAAAGCGTAAGAAAAAATCTACACTTTTACATGAGAATACCCAATATATCATTAATAATGCTAAATGGGAAGCAGCTAAGAAGTGGTGCAGTACTAGAGGATATAAATTCCAAATCTTAACGGAAAAAGAGCTAGGAATCAAATAAATAGTACATTTTACTATAAATATTTTTAATTATGGCGTTTAAACTACTAACTGAAACTCCGAGTAACGAAGAGTTTGAGTATATTGTCGAAGAAAAAAACACTAAGGAGCCAAGTAATCTGTTTATCAGAGGTCCTTATATGGGCGCCGAAACGGTAAATAAAAATAAACGTATTTACCCACTTCAGCAAATGAAGACTGAGATTGACCGGTATGTTACTGAAATGGTCAAAACTCAGAGGTCAATGGGAGAGCTTAATCACCCTGCTTCTGCGGAAGTAAATCCAGAGAGAGCTTGCCATATTGTTACAGAGATGTGGCAAGAGGGAAATATATTTTACGGTAAGTCTAAAGTATTGTCTACTCCAATGGGTCAGATATTAAGGTGTTTAATTAATGATGGTGTTAGAGTAGGTATGAGTTCTCGTGCTCTCGGTAAGCTAGATGAAGAAGGGGGAGGAGTATCTAGAGTATCAGATATGAGATTGGTTGCTGTTGACTGCGTTGCTGATCCATCATTCAACAAAGCTTTTGTTAATGGTATTCTTGAAAGTAAACAGTATGTCGTTGCTAAAAATGGCGGATTTGAAGAGATCTATGATAGCTTTGAACAAGGTATTTCAGGTTTACCTAAAAAAGACGTGGAGTCATATTTAATGGAACAAGTTTTATCTTTTATTAATAATATTAAGAAGAAACTATAAATAATTGTATGAGTAAGACTAAACGACACCCTAAAACCTGCACATGTAAGATGTGTAAGAAAGCTAAACTGATGAAAAAGTCTAAAAAGGTTGTTAAAGAAGGCAATCTTCAAGAATTTATCAATCAAATCGTGCAAAAAAATTACAGTGTAGCTAATAAGTATTTACAAAGCGAGATCGATAGCCGTATTAAGGCCAAGATTAGCAACATTTTATAAAATCATGAGTAAAGATATTAAAGCCTTACTTAAGGAAGCGACAAAAGATCTTCTCACAGAGGATACACTTAATTCAATCCAGCAGGCGTTTGACGGCGCTGTCACAGAGCGTACTCAGATTCATGTTGAAAAAGCTCTCAATGAACAAGACAATGAATATGCTGCTAAACTTGAAAAGCTTATTGTTGCTATCGATAAAGACCATACTAACAAGTTAAACCGCGTTGTTGAAGCTATTGATATTAATCATAGCGACAAGCTACGCCGGGTGGTTGTTGGTTATGAAAAAGCTCTTACAACCGAGGCTACGAAGTTTAAAGCCGAAACGGTTGATACCCTGAGTAAGTATCTTGATCTTTATCTTGAAGAAAAATTACCTATTGCCTCTGTTACAGAAGCGGTAGAGA